TTTTGCAGGCGTTTGAATTACAGAAACTTTCCACCCAAATTCTTTAGCCATAGCCTGAACCAATTCATTAGGAGTAGTGCCACCTGTCCTGACATATTCAGTAAACATTTCAGCATAAAATTCTTTGGTGTTTTTGCCTGAATACTGGCTTTTAAACGCATCAGGAAATTGTTTTTTTAATCTCAAAATTGCGTTTGTGCGTTGAGCGCTTTGAGTTCCATATTGGCCAATGTCATCAATTAAATGACCCCATTCATGAGTAAGGGTGTACTCAAGTTGAGTAGTTGTTGAAGTAACAGGCATTTTGTATTTGCCTCTCTCAGCCGCTCCATACAACGGATTGCGTACAGTTTCAGGAGTTACCCATAGATCTGCTTTGCCGCCATAAGCCCAACCGTATTTAGTTTTTGACTCTTTCTCAATGTGTACAACGGCCCGTTCTTTAGGATTATCTATTTGTAACTTTTCTACTTCTTTCAGCACTAATTGGCGTTCCGCTTCAGTAGTTTTTAAACCTTGATAACTAAATTGAACTTCAACTTTTCCGTTTTTATACACAACACCTTTGTCCAATAAAGATTTATCTGCGCGCTTAATTAAACCTGGGCCTAATAATATTTCAGCCTTTTCGCGTGAAATAGGGTTTATGTAAGCGCGTCTTAAATTTTCAATAGCCGCTTCTTTAACAACATCACGCGGCAAAATCTGCCATTCACCAGGTTTAAATTCACGATCATCTAATTCTCTGTACAAATTGCGAGCGCGCAAATCTGTGCTAGGTTGCAATTCTTGATTACTTATTAAGGAAACAGGTGCAGGCGGCTCAAAAGCAGGTTCAGGTGCAGGCGGTGTAATAATTGTTGCGCCTGGGATCTCAGGTTCTTCCTCCATGCCAGGAATTACAGGTAGCAACACACAACGGCAATGTGGGTGTGCAGGGGGTTGTTGATCTCCTGATGCAAATGTTTGCCCAATAACAATTACCTGACCATCATTTTTAGCGCACACATCACACGGATCAGATACGGCCCATTCCATCTTTTGTAAGCCAGCCTCTTTGTAAGTTTGTATAGATCCAAAAGACATAGCGCGGTTCTGCTCAGTGATGGCAATAGTAAGAGCGCGGCTAGGGCTTGCCACATGCTTGCCAATCATCACCGCGGCACTCTCAGCATCTAAACCAAGAGCGATTGAGTCAGATAAAGCAGTGCCTAAATTTATGACAGTTTCTTTGTTAAACTTTTTAAAATAACTAGCCCCGCCTGTTGATTGCAGATATGCCTCAAACCCTTTAGTTGGGTTGAGCAAAAGAGCAGTGGCCTTATCTCCTGGCTTCCAGTTATCCCAATTGACTTCAATATCATCAGCCTTATTTGCCCGTTCAGTTTTGGCAATCCATTCATTAGCGGCGGCTTGTCCTAAAACATAAGCCTCCGCCCATGCGCGCGTAACTGTTTGGCGTAGGGGTTCATCATTCATGTACACATTAAGTATGAGCCATGAGCGAGCGCGGGTACGGTCTTGCGCAGTGTTATCCGTAGGTTGCGGTTGCGTCTCCTGGTATTTGTCAAAGACTCTTTTGAAGTCTGTTACCTGATGCAGTGCCGCCCTAATCTTCACTGCGTTCTTTGCCGCTATGCGCCCGTCTGCCTCAAGAGCGCCCTTGATCATGTTAGATAAGCCTTAGCCAGCGCTCTAGCGGTATCTAAATCACCATCAAAAGCACAACGGTTAAGCGCATCTCCCACAATTGGATCAAGCGATTTAAACTCAAATAGTCTTGCGCGCTTTCCCTTAGCCGCCCATTTCATAAATGCTTTTACTTCTGTTGCTTCTTCATCTTCAGGCTTTACCTCTGTTGAAGGTTTTTGCTCAAGAGGATTAGGAGTTGTAGGTGCATCAGGTGTTGCATCAGGCCCGCTCAATGTTGGAGCAACTGAAGCGGTAGCCGCATCAATCAATCCATCAGGTGAGAATAAATAAACAGCCCCGCCGCTTACAAGAATTGGCATGTCAGCCTGTGGTGTATCAAGTAGTGGCAAGCCAAGTTCTGATCTGCGTTCATTTACAGATTTACCAGCGGAGCGAATTTCAATTTCATTCTTGCGGGCGTTTTCTTCTGTGTCTCTGCGCTCTGATGTAAGCATCTTGAACTCAAGTTCACGCGGCATACCTAAGTATGTGTAAGAAAGATTTGTTAGTTGCTTTGAGATCCAGTTAGCAAGAGGCCCAATACCTAGCGCTTCTCCGTTTTCTGCTTGTCCTTCTGAGAAACCAGCCCCGCCTAATCCGCCTTTTGGTGAAAAACCAATTTCCGCAGGTTGTACGCCAAAGTGTCCGCAAATAGAAGTAACTAAATAATCATCAAGTGTGTCTTTAAACTTCTCGCCATAACCTTCATTAACAATAGGTGTAAGGCCCTTTGGCAATAAACGAGCGCGCTTGCGTTGCTCTGTTTGTCCTGCAAGATCATCATTGAGAATACGCTCATAAGCAAGCAAAAGATCAGGGTTAGTTCCCCAATCTTCATCAGTTGTAAACATCAGTTCAGGCATTACACCATCTGTGTACTCTGCTCTGATCCACTGTTGGCGGCGCAAATAAATATCAGCAAGCGGTAGCGCTCGCTCTACTGGGCTAAAGCCATAAACAGTTGTTGAGCGGCGATTGCGAACCATGTAAGCCAACTGATCAGAAGTAAATTCACCATCTGCTTTTGGATCTTCTTCTGTTGCGGCAAACTCTGAGCGTGGGAAACCATAAAGGATTTGTTGGAAAGCGGCGTTAGGTGACATTGGGCGCATACCGCGGTCATCAATAAGCGGCTTAATTGTTGAGCCATCAAGAATTTGGAAACCGTAAAGTTCTCCACCTACTGTTGGTTGTGGGTAAATAGCCAACGCATCAATTACAAGAATGTCCTCAATTGCAATGTTAATCCAGTCTTGCCATGTGTATCCGTTTGCCTTGTCAGGGTTTTCCCAAAACTCACGCAAGCGGTTAATTTCATCTGTGTACTTTTCGCGGGCTTTAGCCATAGCGCGAACATGATCGCCGCCTGACTCTGCCGCAATCTTTTCTGATGCGTCTGATCCTAGAACAATGTCAAAATCTAAACCGTTCATCTTTGCTTTAGTTACTTCAATGCAACGGCGCAAAATGTCAATGCTATCGCCAGCGTCTCGTAATGTTGAGAATGGAACTAAGCGCGTTGAAACAATGTTAATGTTTTGAGCAACCTGGTACTCATAACGGCGCGGTTCAGGGCGTCCTGTTAATGGATTAACAGGGTTAATTGCTCCTGGGATAATTGGGTTGCCTGGGCCAAATGGAACTGTTGCGCTAAATGGTGCGCGTGGGAGTGCGACATTGTTACCGTAAGTCTGTTGCATTGCTAAGCCGCTTTGAGCCATGAGATCGCTAGTGCCTATTGTTGTAGCACCCGCAGGCAGGTTAGGGCCTTTTTCAATGTTGCTTGTGGCTATTGCTCTTGCGATACGGTCACGCAGACCCATGCGTATCTCCCTTGTTATGCCTCTTGTAAATCAGGCGTGTGGCAATGATAGCGATTTTCCCAACATCATGTATTGTAAGGATTATGAACTTAGTAGAGAAGGCAGTTCAGTATGGAGGCAAACTAGCGCCATTGGTAATTCCTCATGGACTTACTAGCGGCACTGGGCTAATGAACCCATCAATTTTTATTGATGATAAAGGCAATATCCTTGTGAACCTACGCCATGTGAATTACACGCTGTACCACGCAGAAAATGAGCAGAAGTTTCCTAGCCGATTTGGGCCACTGTCATACCTGCACCCTGAAAAGGATCAACGGTTAGTAACTGTTAATTACTTATGCCGTCTCAATGATGATCTTGAGATGACTCACCACGCCAAAGTAGATACATCTGAATTAGATGTAACGCCCATTTGGGAGTTTGTTGGTGAAGAAGATTGCCGCGTTGTGCAGTGGCTAGATGATTATTACCTTGTAGGAGTTCGCCGCGATACAACTACCAACGGCGTAGGCCGTATGGAGTACAGCCGTATTGAGATTGACTGGGATAACTGGGCAGTCAAAGAGGTTAGGCGTGTGCGCATTAAAGCCCCTGAACCAAACACCTCTTACTGTGAGAAGAATTGGATACCTGTTCTTGATAAGCCGTACCACTTCATCAAATGGACAATGCCAACAGAATTAGTTTATGCCAACCCTATTAGCGGTGAGTGTGAGCAAGTATTTGTGCGCCACACAATGCCAGCACCTAAAGATCAGCGTGGATCTAGCCAGGTCATACGGTGGGGCAGTATGTACATCTCAATCACCCATGAGGTAGATCTATTTAAGAATTACCTCAAGCAAAAAGATGCTATTTACCGTCACCGTTTAGTTGTTTGGGATCAAGAACTTAATGTTGTAGGGCTAAGCAAGGAATTCTCATTCTTAGATGCTCGCGTTGAGTTCTGTGTAGGGGCGGCGGTTCACAAAGGTAACCTTTTGGTGTCTTTTGGTTTTCAGGATAACGCCGCTTTTGTGCTAGAAGTACCTAAATTAGTAGTTGAAGATTTGATTATGGAGGCTCTTGCTTATGAGAATTGAGCAATTAGTTGTAGAACTATCTAAAGATCCATTTAATCCAGCGCTTAATTTTGATGTAGCCGTGGAGTATGAGAAGCAAAACCAAACAGCCTCAGCCGTTTCTTTCTATCTGCGCACCGCTGAATACGGTATTGAGTCGCACCCCACCCTGGTTTATGCATCATTATTAAAAACGGCGCATTGTTTTGATGACCAAAATGACCGCCAGGCAACGGTTAGTAACTGTTTATTGCAGGCTGTGGGGTATCTGCCTTACCGCCCTGAAGGTTATTTCTTGCTTGCTCAATTTCATGAGCGTTTAGCACAGTGGCAAGAGTGCTACACATGGGCAAACATTGGATTGCACAATCAACTCAATGCCCCGCTACCTGTCAGTGTTGGTTATGAAGGTAATTATGTTTTGTTGTTTGAAAAGGCAGTAGCCGCCTGGTGGATAGGGCGCAAAGATGAAAGTATTCAAATATTAACCCGCCTTAATGCAATGGACATAGATCCAGGGTACAAATCCGCAGTCAAACATAACCTTGAAAGGATAAGCAATGCTTCTATTTGATATTGGCGCTAATCGTGGTGATGCAGTTGTTGCAGGGTTAGAACAGGGATACCGCGTAATAGCCTTAGAAGCCGCGCCACGGGTTTACAACAAGTTGGTTGGTAACTTTATCTATAACCCTAATGTTGTGCCGCTTAGAATGGCAGTGAGTGATAAAGATGGCGAGCGCCTAAAGTTCTATGAGGCAGATGAAGATGGCCTTAGTACCCTTAATCAAGAATGGCTTACTAAAGATGGCATGCCGTATAAAGGTAAGCCTCACCGTGAAGTAGAAGTAAACACAATCACCATAGACACTTTGACAGATACATACGGCAATCCTGATCTAATCAAGATTGATGTTGAAGGTGCTGAGTGGCAAGTAATGAAAGGCATGACGCGCCACTATGGAGGAACGCTGTGTTTTGAGTGGACATTTGAAACCATGCATGAGCATGAAGAACAATTAGATTATTTATTTACTTTGGGCTACAAAGAGATGGCGGCGCAATACATTGTGAACCATTTAGAACAGCCTAAAATATGGGGAGAATTACAAGCGGATAACACCAACCAATTAAACGCCTGGCATCAACTTACATCAGATGATTGGATTGATGGGGGTTGGAAAGTTGCAGGGCTTAGGCCAACGGCTGATGTTGGAATGTTATGGGTGCGTTAATTATTGCTTTAGTGCCTTCCCATGTAACTACACCTTCGCAAGTAAAGTAGTGATATCTATTTGCAAAAGTTTTACTGGGTACATTTATTTCTATTTCAGTTGCATACTCTGTACTAATACGCTCTGTTCTATCAGCATTTGTTTCACTAATAATCCAAGGCTTTTCAGGTAATTTACTAAAATTAAAATACAGGTAAGCCACTAGACTACCCAGTTTTCATTAGGTTCAGGAAAGACTGGTTCTTCTATCCAACATAAGCGTTTTTCATTCCAAGAGTATTCTTTGCCGTTTATTGGATATGGTGTTGGTGCTTCCCAATCGCAGGTATCTGCATTTAATGTCCAAGATTGATATGGATTAGGTGTAATAAAAGCATCAAGAATTGGGTCATAAAGAAAACCAACTCCTGCATATCTTTTACGAATACTTCCATTATAAGAAGTCTGAACCCAAGTGCCACCTAAAAGGTTGACACAAAAGTCAATACCTTTTTGCTCAGACTCATTTCCATTTTCATCAAGCAGTTCGTTGTTATGTACAACAATTACCTGCTTAACTATGTTTGTCTCATCTAGTTCTGCAAAGTG